TCGTTAAAGGTTGAAGAAGGTAATCCTAAGTATGATTCCAGGAATAACTGTAATGCTATTATAGAATCATCTACAAATACTCTGATTGCTGGTTGTAAAACCACAACTATTCCCAACAGTGTAACAAGCATTGGAGATGATGCTTTCTCTGGTTGCAGTGGCCTGACATCTGTAACTTCTGGAACTCTATTTAATATATAAATCACATCACACCACCTGTATCTATCATTCCTCCAGAGTAATTACTTTGGGGGAATTTTTCGCAGCCTATGAACAAGGTATCGAAGGCGTCGGAGCCGTCGGTACGGTGTTCAAGGAGGTTTTCTTCTGTTTCTGCCAGTTTTTCGCCGGCCTTGTTCTTGTGGAATCCGTTGCGCCCGCGGGTGACTCCGGCAGACTGGATTGCAAGGATGAGGTCATCGTTGTTCTGACGGTTGAAGAAGGGCATGAGACGCTGCTTGCCTTGGAATGCCTGGTTGATAAGCAGGTATTTCTCGTCATGGCGCATCGGGTTTCCAAGGTATATGTCAACGACCGTCCAGCCGTGCCGTTCAAACTCATGGATTATCACCCAGCGGAAATCCTGCTCGTTTACGGCATAGTTTGAACCGAGGGCTGTAGTGTCGTAATAGAAAATGACAGTCTTGTTCTGATGGAAGGCGTAATACTGGCAGAAATCTTCTATGAGGGCGGGCAGCTTGCGCTCGAACTTCACATAGAATGACTTCAGTACGTTGAGCCTCCGTCCGGAGGGCTGGCCAGCGACTATCCAGTTGATATTCGCGTTATAGTCCATGCCGATGCAGATGGGGGCGAGTGGATTGCAGTCGCGGTCAGCGCGGCTGTCAAGTATCAATGATGGGGAGAATGGGGATGATGGGTGTTGCTCGGCGTCGTCGAGTAGTGCATCATATCCCAGGCTGTCGAGGTACTCGAAGTTGGAAGCGTCATATTTGTGCTTCTCGCGCATTGAGGAATAGAAGCCGTCCTTGGCTATTCCGATGCGCTGGCAGAGGATGGATGTCTGGAATGTGAGAGGCGTGAGGTCGCGCTTCATCTGACGGATATAGTTTTCTCCAAGGAGCTGCAGATTCTCTATTGAGGAGTATTCCTTGTAATAGGTAGCGACCGAACGTAACTGGTTCAGCTGCTTGTCTTTATGACGAAGTAAGTAAATCATTGATTTAGGTACTTGATTCTGCGTCTTCTTGATTTCTTTCATCCTCTCCTTGAGCTTCCATATGTCGTAAATTAGCCCTTCGATGGCGCGTATTACCTCGGTGTCCATCTTCTCTTTGTAGTGGAGGAACCATGAGCCTTTCTGAGTCTGCGGCATATCCGAAAGTATGAGGATGGAGTGGTTGCACGAGTGCCTTCCGAAGTGTGATTTTATACCGCCGTTTGCAGGGAATGTTTCGTCCTTGAGGCGGTTGTAGTCGATGAACTTTGCTTCGTCGATGAGCAGCCAGGAAAGGGTCAGGGAGTTGGAGGAGCCGGGACGGTCCTGGGAGATTATTACGGCACATGAGCCGTTATAGAAGGAAATGACGTGTTCGTATTCTGCGGGTTCGATGATGGCCTTGGCAAATGTCTTTGGCGGCTTGCGTCCGATGACATAGTGAACGCCGCGGATATAGCCCCATCGCTTCCAGGCTGCGAACAGTCCCGGAAGTGTATTTGTGAGACCATGTTTGAAAGTGGGCACGACTATGCCGCCTGTGCTGCCAGGCATGCGCTGCATATTGCGAAGTACGAAGGGGGCGGCTATGGAGTCCGTTTTGCCTGTTCGACGGCCGGCTACTATTACGGAGATGTTGGCTCCGATTAGTTGCGTGAGGCGCTGGGGCTTGTTGAAGTAGACTTGGGGCATGGGTGAAGGGGTTAGCGGTTAGGGGTTAGCGGTTAGGGGTTAGCGGGTTAGAGCGGTGGGATTGATGGGAAAAATGGGAATTTTGGGAGCTATGAAGTGGTGGACAAAAGGGGGTTGAAGTAGGGTGATTTTTATGGACGATTTACTATGTACGATGTACGATGTACGATTTACTATGTACGATGTACGATGGATTGAGTTAGAGCTTATTATTTATGCCGCAGATGAAGATGGGATTTTTGCCATTTTCGAGGAGGAGGTTTTTCATTGCTTGGATTGTGGAGCCGGTGGTGACGAAATCATCAAAGACGATGACGTTTGTTTCGCGGGGGATGTTGTTTGCGTCAAAGACGGCCCCGATTCGCTGCCTGTCGCGGCAGTGTGCGCAGTCAAAGTAGAAGGTGATGTGCAGCAGTTGGGCAAGTCGTTCGGCGATGCGTGAGGCGAAGTTTCTTTCTTTGTGGCGGCGCATAGGGGTAGTGACAATCGACCAGGTGCCGTCCGAAAGGTGGCAGCCGAGTATGCCATGGATTACAGGAAGGAGATTGTCTGCGAAGTATGGAACCATGTCGTCATCAGACTTTATCTCTGTGAGGGTGCGCCCGAATACGGACTTCTGCCAGATGGAGATAAAGTATGTGGATGCCCGGTGCGTGAGACGCAACCGAAATTGGAAATCACAGCGTGCTTCCTCGCTCTTGTCCCATGCCTTTCGGGACTTTTCGCTGAAAAGATCCTTGTCTGAGGGCTTGGGCGTGTCAAGAGTGATGTTGGGAATGTCGGGTACGGAGATTTCCGAGGTTATGGCTGTGATGTCCTCCGGTAGGGCTATTTCATCTATGAGTTCGTGAATCATCGGCTGTAAACTTAAAAGCGCCCACAGGTGTACACCCGTGGACGCTGAACAACTTGGAATTTATGAAAACAGAGAAGAGGTTTTCAAAGGTTTCAGTCTTCAAACAGTGTGCAGTCGATTGTACCGTCGGCAGTAATGATCTGCCCCATATAGAAGGGTGCCGGAACTTCGTCAGTGGCTTCGACCGTAATTGTGGTGGAGGTGGAGCCAGTGGGTCCCTGGCCTGTGTCCTGATTGACAGTGGTCTTTGTGACCCACTTCTCGCAGCCTACAACGCGGTAGTAGCCCTTTGCGTCCTCAACGATAAAGACGTTGTCACTATTGTTGAGGTAACATGCTGCAGCTGCAGCTTCGGGGCCTGTGCCGGGATGTACGGCTACGAGTTTGTTGAGCTGTGTCTGCCCTGGGATTTCGCCCTGTGGGTCCGAGGTGAGCTGTGACTTCTCAGCGAGGATGTCGATGTACTTCCATGTAGCATCGGCTACGAGGGTGAAATTGCCTGTTAGAACGGCCGTCTTTGTCCGGCGGTTGTTCTCATCGCGATTATATGGGGGCCAACTTGCTATCTCGCTTTTCGCGATATAGTATATGCGCTTCCTGATGCCGGGCAGCTCGGGCGTGCCCATGCACCAGTCAAGCGACTTCTGGAGTGGTGTGCAGGATAGGGGCATGATGTTCTAGTTTAGAGTTTACGGTTTACAGTTTACTGTTTAGAGTTGAGGGTTATGAGCCGAAGCCGTCATTGGGGTCGAGGTTGTTACCGCCGTCGCCTCCGACTTCGGATCCTCCACCGCCGTTGTCCTCTCCTGTACTGGCATTGTTGGTGTTATTGCCGGCATTGCTGGTGTTGCTGTCGCCACCTGTATTCTGTGAAGGTGTTGCAAGCTCGATGACCTTGAAGCGGCGCTTGTCGATGGACTCGAACTGTACACCGAAGAACATTGTGGCGATGTATGAGAGGATGAACGGCTCGTACTCCTTGACCATTACGGATTCGAGGTCGCCCATCTGGTCATAGCCTACGAGCATATTGACCTTGGGGCAGATGTGGATGAACTTGGAGCCTATCTTGTTGTACATAGGTACAATGTGCAGACGGCCGTTGGATCCTTCCACGGTATCCTGTCCGTACTTGGTGTTGTAGTTGATGCCTCCGTGTGTGAGCAGATAGCTCTCGTTGTAGGCATCGGCGAACTCCTGAGTACAGAACATGTAGAGATCCTGGGCACGGAGACGGGGGTCGAGCGAGAAGAGGATTTCCTTGGCGATGTCAACAGCGTTGTCGCGTGTGATCTCGTCAGTGAGCTTCATGTAGTTGCCTTCCTCGGCAGCTATGGCTCCGGCGATGATTTCCTTGTCTGTTATGGTGTCGTAACCGTCAAAGAGGTCAAGGGAAGTGTCACCGTTGGGGTTGCGGACGCCGGCCCATATTGCCTCGTTCAGGTGCTCGGAGAGACCCTTGGCAATGAGAGCAAGGACGTGAAGGGCTGTGGGTGTGTGCATCTGCCCGTCGCCCTTGGTGTCGCCGATTTGGCCGAGAAGGGTTGATACTGCGCTGTTGGGCTCGAATTTCGCTACTACGCTGCCCATGAATGTTTCAAGGGTGCGGAAGTCGATATTCAGATTGAAGTCCGTAGAGCGCGATGGTTTGTAGGGACCGAACTGGGCGTCGCCGGAGAGTGCGCCGACCTGTTCCTTGTAGCGGATACCAGGGCGTGCTGTCATGTACTTCAGGGTGTCCTGAATACCGATGATGGGGAGCATCAGGAGATCGGAACGCCACTTGGTAGCGGCTTCCTGGAAGTCCTGGAGAGTGAAGGTGAGTTTGCCTGCCATGATTATAAGGTTGAAAGGTTAGTGGTTAGCGGTTAGCGGTTAGGGGATTTAAAGATTTAAGGATTTAAAGATTGAAGGATTTAAAGATTGAAGGATTTATGGCTGAAGGGTTAGCGGTTAGTGGTTAGCGGTTAGGGGAGCATGTTATACAATGCTTGGGCGCGGGTGCGGGTGGTGAAGAAGGCTTCGGGTGACGAGGGATCGGGGTCGGCTTCCTTTCCGCCGTTGTCGTTCTCAACAACTTGTGAAGTGGAAGCTCCGGGGGCTTTCTTCAGGGCGTCGATCTGTGCCTTGAGGTCTGCAATCTCCTGGTCTTTCTGCGCTAAAGCTTCTGAGTGCTGGTCTTGCTGTTCCTGCTGTTCCTGCTGTGCTGTGGTGTCGGGAGTCTGTGGGTCTTTCTGCTCCAGCTGCTGTGTGTTTGGGTTCATGTCGGATTTGGGGTTATAGTTAGACTTAAAGATGTTGGTGAGTGCTTCGACGAGCCTTGTAATCAGGTTGGCGGACTGCTCCTTTGTTACGTGCGAGGGAACGGGTATTCCGGACGCTGTCATGTCTGCTGCTATGCTGTCGGTGATGACTGGAGCGGCGTCTTCCTCGAAATCGGTAACTTCATCCACGAAACCCCATTCCAGGGCTTCCGCGGCTGTGAGCCATCCGCCTTTCTTCATGAGGGAGAGCAATTCGGACGGGGTCTTCTGGCATTTGGCGGCATACATCTGCGCTACGTTCGCATCCATCTTCTCGAGGTCGGTCTGCATCTGCTTCGCTTCCTTTATGATATCTGCCAGCTTGTCGCTGTTTGCCGAAGCCCAGCGGAAAAATTCGACTGAACATTTGTGAACGAGATACATTGCCGAGGAATCGATGCTTACATGTGTGGCACCGAGGGAGGCAATTGTGGCTGCTGACGCATTCATACCTACAAAATGTACGTGCACGCGCCCGTGATTGCGGAAAGCTGCTACGATGGACAGTGCCGTTGCCAGAGATCCACCCAGTGAGTCAATGAGTACATGCACTTCCGTATCAGGATTGCGATTCAGGATATAGTCCACATAGTCAGCGTCGAAATCGTATCCTCCGACGTAGCCTTTGAGGTGAAGATGGTAGTTGTTCCTTGCCATAAAAATGTGTGTACCTTATGCGTTATGTTGCAAAAGTACACGTTGGCAAGGGTAATGGAAAAGACAGTGTTTCCTCAGAGTATGCTGCAGGGAACGAGTGATTTGCGCCGTATGAAGGTGATCTTATAGCTCTTGATGTCGGCGTCTTTGTCTGTCTTGGTGTTGATTTCGACTGTAGGGTAGGGTGCTTCGCTGTTGCCTATCAGGAAGGTGTCGCCCTGGGCGTCTCTTACTATGAATGCTTTTGTTGGGAACTGGGGGATTTCCTGCGTGGAGGTGAATTGCAGCACAGTCTGTTCCGAATAATTGCCGTTGATGTACTCCTGTTCAGCCTCGCAGCTTGCATTGCCGTAGTGTTCTACTGGTGTAAGGGGCGTGGTGATTTCAACGGGTATTCCTGCGATGTGCTTTTCCGTTATGTTCGTGGGAAGCTGATTGCAGGGGAGGTACGATATCGCTGTGATGCTTGGAAGGGATTGTTTCATAGGTGGACAAAAGTTCGTTGAAGTAGGGTGAGAATTCTATGATTTTTTTCGGTGTTTGCTTGTCTTGCGGTCAGTGAGGCGATTGCCGGTGCAATATACGGCTCTCTTGCGCTGCAGAATCTTGGCAATTGTATTCCAGTTTTTGTCGTCATCCTCGATGCCGTGCTTTTCCATCCATTCGGAGATTGTAACATCGGTACGTCTGATGACGTTGCCGACTGTGTGGAGATCTTTCCAGAGTGCGACCTTGAAGCGGTTGCGGATACATGCGTGCAGGCATTCTTCGCCCCGTTCGGGCAGATAGTTGTACAAACGGATGTCCCTATGTTTGAAGCGCGGCAGTATTATTTCGACCTGGCCCGGGAGTGGCTTCAGCTGCGGACGGTAGTCCTTGTCCTTGGGCTGTGGTTTGAGGAATAGGGAGAGGAGGTCGGCTTCAGCGGAGCCGCGTTTCATTTTGATTGGGTATTCTCCGCCGTTTTCATGCCGGAGCCATTGTGCCAGGTATGGCTCGAGGGTAAGGAAAATCCTATATTTCATATCGTGGTGTTTTGCTTTGTGCAAAATTAGCAAAACGCTTTCTTTCCGGCTGCATGTATTTGGGTGGAAGTGAGGAAATTGGGCGAAAAATTCGGGTTTTGTGGAGGGCTGTCGAATGATGTCTAAGGAAACGGGAAATTCGATGCATTCTTTGCGAATAATTGTTACTCGCGCATGAGACACATTTTGGAGCGCAACAGGCGCAACATTTGTAACAAAATTGTATGTTATTGAAATACAATGAGATAGAATATTGTTGGCTTGCAACAGACTTTGATATATGTTGCGAAATGGGCTGAAATGTTGCAAACTGGGTTGCGTGTTGCGGATTGTTGCGGGGTGTTGCGAGGTTTGGAGGCTATAAATTGTTAATATTTAGTATGTTGCATTTGTTGCAAATGTTGCAAGGATTTTTGCCTGAGATTTTTGGGGCGAAAAATTTGGGGTAAAAAAAATAGGGCCGAAGCCCTACTTATATTTTAATGAATATTTTAGTATGAAAAGAAATTACCTAATTTATCTATGTAGCCTTTTTTACCATTCTCATCCTCTACCCAGGCCAAACCATCACTAAAAGAATCTGCGTATTCCAATTCACATGGGATTACAAGCTTACCAGACTTGTCTATAAATCCCCACTTCTCTTTTTCGCTTTTTACACGAGCCAATCCATCACTAAAATAATCCCCCCATTTCCATTTACATGGGATTACAAGATTACCTGATTTGTCGATGTAACCAAATTTACCACTTTCATCCT